GCCCCCTTCACCTTGTCTACCGTTCTTAGCCATTCGACACCTCCGCAAATGTTTTGCCATTTGTTTCTAGTGTAGCCTCTTTGCCCGTGAACTCTTGCCAGCGTTTGACAATGACATCGCAGTATTTTGGGTCGAGTTCCATTATGTAGCTGATGCGACCTGTTTTTTCGCAAGCAATTATGGTTGTTCCGCTGCCACCAAACAAATCAAGCACAATGTCACTTCCCTTGCTGCTATTCATTATGGGTATTTCACACAACTCTACTGGCTTCATCGTAGGATGTAGCTTAGAAGACATTGGTTTATTTACATTCCATATGCTAAATTTGTTTCTATCACCAAACCAAGGGTGGCCTGCCCCTTCTTTCCATCCATACAAAACCGGCTCGTGCTTGTAGTGGTAGTCAGCCCTGCCAAGTACGTGATTATTTTTCACCCATATCAACTCGTGCCGCACCGGCAGTCCGGCTTTCATCATCATCATCATCATCATCATCTGCTCGCCGCCTTGCGGAGCAAAAATGTAAAAAGGTGCGCCAGGCTTCATTGCAATAAACAAATTAGAAAACGCACCAAAAAGAAATCTGCAAGGTTGTCGCCTTTTAAGTGGTCGTTTTTATCTCTGTTTGAATTCTCTTTCCCTTCCCAGATGCGTTCAGACTTTTGTTTTTGTCTGCATAGCTCACACCATAAGGTGGGTCTGTCACCACTAAATCAACCAGCATTCCATTAATCAATTTCTCAACCGCATCAATGCTGGTGCTATCACCGCACATCAACCGATGATTGCCCAGTAGCCAAATGTCGCCCAGCTTCGTTACAGGGGTTTCTGGTAGCTCTGGTACGGCATCTTCGTCAGTCAATCCTTCTACTTGTTCAGGCTGTAGCAAATCACTTAGTTCTTTAGCATCAAAACCTAGCATCTCTAAGTCAAAGCCTTCGTCATCTAGTGATTTTAGCTCTAGCGTTAACAATTGTGTATCCCAGCCACTGTTCATAGCCAAGCGGTTGTCCGCAAGAATGTACGCTTTCTTTTGCGCCTCGCTTAGGTGTGATAGCTCTATGCAGGGTACGGTGTCAAGACTTAGCTTACGTGCTGCCATCAATCTGCCATGCCCTGCAATGATTCCGTTTGTACCGTCTAATAGTATGGGATTAGTAAACCCAAACTCTTTGATGCTGGCTGCTATCTGCGCTACTTGTTCGTCAGAGTGTGTCCTGGCATTGTTTGCATAAGGGATTAAGTCCGCAATGGGCTTATGTACTATCTCTTGCTTCATTTCCGACTCCTAATGGGTCATCGGTAGTTAGGGTTAATACTTAGAATTGATCTTCTTCCGTAGCCAGTAGACCTGCTGTTCCTAGACCTGCCGCACCTGCGCCGATCTGGAATAGTGGCTGTCCTTGCTCTTGTACGGTCTTGCTCATCTCTTTCGGTATAGGGAACTTCCATACCTGTACTTTACCATCTGGTGTGTCCATCTCTGTTAGTACAGGCTTAACACCGTATTTCTTACCCATCTTTTCTAGTGACTTAGGTAGTATCTTATCGTAAAAGCCTTCCATGCCAGCTAATCGTTTGCCAGTATCATCCGGATACCGTTCTGCCTGTGTCTTACCAGTGGTAAAGGCTACTTGGTCGTATCCGTTAGTAGCTGCCTCGTTTATTGCTTTCTTAATCGTTAGTTCGTGCCAGCTTGTCTTAAATGGTGCGTCGGGTACGCCTCCCTCTTGATGTAGTAGACTACTCCATTTAGCCTCAAGTTTTGTAGCATGTGTGGCAAGTGCTTTAATTTCTTCATTCATTGTTATAAATTTTGTCATTTCAGAATCAGGCAATGCATATGCTTCCTCAAGTAAACGGGATCTTTTTTGGGTTGTTGCCGTTAATTCTCTTTCAACTTGTGCTCTTTGGGATCTTTCGTTCCCTGTTCTATACCCCTTCTTCCTGCCTGCCTGATGCCAATCCGATTGGATTTCCTCTACAAACAGCGTAGGCTTACCGTCTACTACACGGTCGTTTAACCGCATGTGGGCGAGGATGTTTGGTTGGTCAAAGTGAGATGAACGATAAACTTCTTCAGTCCCAGATGCTGTTTCTTGAATTGAAAAATTGCCACCACGAATATCTTGTCGGGGAGTTGTTTGCAAAAACTCTTCAGCTTCTTCCATTGTGTCAAAAGAACCAACCGATCCGCCTGACTCATTATTTCGCAAAGTAAACTTGTTTGATTTTTGTTTAGCGGGCATCGTCAACAACACTTCCCGATAGTTCTCACCACCTGGTAGTGTGTATGGGCCAAACTTAGCAAACCCACCGAATTCTGTTTGTGGGTTAGATATTTCTGCCCGCATAGCAGCAGGCAAATCACGAAATTCCACGAAATCATCTAATTTTGGATCAAAGAAAGCAACCCCACCGAATTCTACTATCGCCTCGTAACCATAACGGCTAGCGATAGCTTCATCTCTGTTGGCAATAGACTGCTTTGACCCTAAAGTAACCTCTTGCAACTGAACCTTGCTGGTATCCAAGAAATCCTGTATCTCAGTCTTGGTAACTGTAGGCTTGTTGGCCAAAAACGTGTCTAGCCCTGTGTACTGGAGTTCCTCTGGCTTAACACCAGGTGTCTTTTGTAGCTGTGCTAAAAACTGTTGGCCAGTACCCTTAGCTTGTGGGTTGTCCATAATGGACTTCTCTACTTGCGAGAAAAACCCCATTTCATCTATCTTTGGTCTAGCAACATCTATTAGTCCCTCAACCCCTCGCTGTACAGCCCTTGGTGCTTTGGCAATAGAACCGACACCCATGCCAGCAGCTAACCCTAATGGGCCAAGTGCCGCACCTGTAGCTGTAGCCGCATCACCGAACGCGCCCAGTGTCTGTAGTGCAGATGTCAGGTAATTGCCCTGTTGCAGGTTCTGAGCCGCACTAGGTTCTGTACCGCCCTGTGGTGACGGGAATGAGCCGGAAAAATCAGAGAATCCTGCGCCTGGTGCGAAACCCAGCCCTAATAACCCCAACTGGTTAGCAATTTGTCTACCGCTATCACCCAGAAAGCCTGTACGTACAAAGTTCTCTGGCGTTGAAATCTCAGCTTCAGGTCTGGTTTGCAACAAGCTATTGACAGCCGTAGGACGGAATGCGGGCTGTTGTGGCGGTAACAGCCTATTGAGGTATTCTTGCAAACTGTCCATACGCTACCCGTTGGTTACTTTTTCTTAGCCGTTTTAGCGGCTTCCTTAAACGCTTTAGCACTAGGCGAACCTTTAGACCCCACCTTCCGCATACGCTCTTTGCTACCGTCCTCTATGCGCTTGCGTTTGGCATTGATATTGGCATACAGACCTTTCACTTGTAGCTCTTTTTTTCTTTCTTCATCTTGCCGTATGCAGCCTCGGACTTCTTGCCCTTCGCCGCCTCTTTCATGCGATTCATAACGCGCTTAGCGTTGTCTGTGCCTTTCTTGCCTGAACCCATCATTTCAGTATTCCTAAAAAAACACCCGCCAGTGTTAGTAGCGGGTAAAGGTTTCTAAACCAAGGAGAAGGCATTGTTGGAGAAAACACTGCCCCGTGGAAATAATATCAGGTTTTTCAAAGATATGCAATCAGTGAAGTTCGCCTAAAGCGATCTGGTAAAACCGTTTTTGTATCATCGTGATGTTCTCACCTGCTTTGTCACGCTCCTTTAGCCTCTTAGCCCATCTTTTGTGGTCGACATTGCCTCTGTCATCGACAGGCGATTTAAACGCCTCTGCTGCGATCTTAGCTAATTCCCTGTCTACCACGTCAGCGGCAGCTTTTGGTTCGCTTAACGCCAGCGATTCAGGTCTAGGGGCTTGTTTGCACAAGTGTTTAAACTCCATTAGGTTTGGCACTCGAATCGGCAGGTTTTCCAATGCCCATCCGATAGCGTTTAGGTTTGTTGTGTAGGCGGCAAGTTCGTGCGCCCATGCTGTTTTAATTTCGTTAATAGGCACATCTGCCCATTGTCGTGACCACTGTGCGCCGTAAGTTGAAATCATGCGGTCAAACAATCGGTCAACAACTTTAAATGGTAGGCTCATTCTTCAATCTCCAAGCAAGCAGGTGCAATGTTAAATTTGTCTTCAGGCCATTTACGACCTGTCATTTCTTCCCACGCTTTTCGCTTTTCTTGTTGGTCACTCTGTGCAAAGGTTAACGCATTGTTGTCAGTGTTTACCCACTCAGCTTTAAACCCAGTCCACCCTCGTGAGCAGATTTCTTGCAGAGCGTCGTTTAGACTTATCCCTGCTTTTCGTGCTTCACGGTCTATGCCTTTGATCGCTGTTGGCGTGATTACTGCTTTCTTTGCTTTGCGTTGCTTAACGAAATCTTCCCAGACAGATTCAATCACGCCTTCAGGCGTTGCTATATCTTTTATATGGTTATTGGTTACTGGTTTATGGTTATTGGTTAAGCTACCCTGCTCGGAACCTGCTAGGTTATTGACAGGTTCCTGCTTGGTTTGTTCTAGGCTATCTTTCTTTCTACGACCGCCTTTTTGACCGTTAACTCTGCGAACACTTGCACCTTTTTGGTATTCTTGAATTTGAGATTCACAGTAATGGTGCAAATAGCCTTGCTCAGTTTTCTCAAAAAACTCATCTAAAACAATTTGCAGGTCGTTAAGATCAAGCCGCAACCGTCTAGCAACCTGCTTGGTTTCTAGCGGGATAACGGATTCGGTTTCGTAATACATATCAAGCAACCGTCGATATGCAATGTCTTCGCCATTTGTCAAATGGTCGGTAGACCGTTTGTAGTCACCAATGTGAAAACGGTAATAGTACATTTTGCTCTCCAGCGTGTTTAGTCTTACACGCAAATCCAGCTTTTAAGTTGACAAAGGCAGAATGGTGCTGGAGATAACCATCTTTTCGGTTTGCATAACCTAGCCTTGCATTGTTAATTATACACACAAAAAAAGACCCGCAAGGAATATTCACTTGCAAGCCACAGGGAGGAGAAACCTAACACAATCATAGCTAAAATTTATTGCTTGTGCAAAACCTATAGATATATATTCCACACAAGTGATGCTATATGTGGTGAAATGTAGTTATCAACCAAGGAGATACAAAATGAACACTGCAGAACACAAGGCCGCGATGCTCACAATAATGAGCGAAGAAGATTACCAGCTAATGATTGCTGAAGCATCGGAAAAAATTGCTCGCCTAGAAGTCATTAGAGCTGGCGGAACCCCCCCAGAAGTTGCATTTGTATTCGATGAGAAAATGTATAGCTCACCAGAATACAGCACAGCACCTGATGTGCTAGACGAAGGAGAGTGATATGAATATGTACAGGATTATTACAACTCGTATCCAAAGAGTAGAAACCTACGTTTACGCAGATGAGGATGAAGCGTTTGACGTGGCACTAGAACAAGACGACTGGAAAGTGCTAGAGACTTTCCAGCCAGACGATGCCGAGATTTTTGAGTTTGTATCTGAGAAACCAGAATGAAATACCTTTCTGTATGTAGCGGTATAGAAGCCGCTACAGTGGCTTGGCACGATCTTGGGTGGGAACCTGCTGGATTCTCGGAGATTGAGAAGTTTCCTAGCCAAGTGCTAACACATCATTACCCAACCGTTACCAACTACGGCGACATGACAAACTTTAAGGAGTGGGATATTGGAACAGTTGACCTTCTTGTCGGAGGAACCCCCTGCCAGTCATTCTCAGTCGCAGGGCTTAGGCAAGGTATTCAAGACCCAAGGGGAAACCTTGCCCTTACCTATTGCGGAATACTTGACCGATTTAAGCCAAAGTGGTTTGTCTGGGAAAACGTACCTGGTGTCCTCAGTAGCAATGGTGGACGGGACTTTGGTTCCTTCCTCGGGGCGGTGGCAGAACTCGGGTATGGGTTCGCCTACCGAGTGCTTGACGCTCAAAACTTCGGAGTCCCACAAAGACGCAGAAGAGTGTTCGTTGTCGGATGTCTTGGAGATTGGAGACGTGCCACAACGGTACTTTTTGAGCCAGAAAGCCTGTGCTGGGATATTAAGACGAGCAGAAAAAAGGGGCAAGACGTTGCCGCCTGCGCTTCAAGCAGCACTAGTGTCAGTGTTAACAATTACAAAAAATGTTTAACAGGATTTAGGGAAACATCATTTCACCTGTATGCTGAAACACCTGTTGCGGGAACCATAAAAGCAAGTGGCGGTGTGTTAGCTGGCGGTAGCGAAACCTTTGTAACCAAAGTCTACGAATCACACCCAAACGACTCTCGCATAAAAGAAATGGGCAATACCTGTCAGACTGTTACTAGCCGATGGGGTACAGGTGGAGGTAATGTTCCTATCGCTCTTGCTGAAAACACGATAGGCAGACAACCCCAAAATGGAGGCAACGTGTTGGCGCAATCAATGTCTGTCCGCAGATTAACACCAGTAGAGTGTGAAAGGCTACAAGGCTTTCCTGACGGATATACAGACATACAACCCAACTGCAAGCCAACGGCTGACGGGTCGCGATACAAGGCTTTAGGCAATAGTATGGCTGTGACTGTGATGAAATGGATAGGTGAACGTATTTAAACAAGTTGATTTAATAAAGGTGCAGACATGAAGAAAAAGTTTACTTTGACATTGTTCATAAGCGAATCGTATGTAGGGAATGCAGTACGCAAGAGTGTGTCAATTTCCCGATAAATGCAAAGCTACTGCAAGCCCAGTTCGATTTATTTGCGCGTGACCACATGGGGTGCGTGCGTAACTTGTACAGGCCACTTGCGGATTGATTACAATGATATTTCAGATAACCCAAGAGCATATACAGCAGGAAAGTCTTGCGTACACAAGCGTAGGCTATTGGTGTTACATATCACCACAATCACAGGTATGGCACATCAGGCCAACAAGAGATGAAGTACAACAAATAGTATTTTATTTACAAACGGAGAAACCAAAATGAAAAATTATTAGCAATCATTCTTATGACATTTTCAGTAAGTGCTTTTGCTTACTGCACAACTCAGGTTATATTTGCGGGGGGTAAAACTATTGTTTGCTCAACTTGTTGTACAGGAAACGTTTGCACAACAACCTGCACATAGTTGTTATAATGTCAATAACAAGGAGATTACAAAATGAAAAAAATGTACGGACAACGGTAATCGTGTAAAGGCTGCGGTCAAAGCTGCAGGAAAAAAAGCCAATGGGTAAAATGCCTTCGGACAAAATGCCTGCGGACAAAAAGACAAAGTATTAAGGTGATCATATGAAAGGTTTGTATGCGAATATTAAAGCAAAGAAAGACCGGATTAAGGCGGGTTCGGGCGAGAAAATGAACAAGGTAGGTAGCAAGAATGCACCGTCGGCTAAAGATTTCAAGACTGCTGCAAAGACTGCTAAAAAGAAATAAGCATGACGCTTGAAGAGTATTTGCAACAGTTACTTCCTGCACAACAGCCTGTTTATCAACCGACTGCTGTTCAGGGATTACTGACGCCTCGGCAAGATGAGGTTACTGCGTATGACCCATCATTTCGCAGGCAAGGCGCTAATGCCACGCAAGGCTTATTAGAAAATATCGGTATCAATCGCGGACAGGCTCGACAAGTATCACAAACCTTACTAGGCGGTGAAAGTAGCATGATGCCAGCAAACATGGGAGTTGCTGACTTTACACCGTTTGTGGGGTACGGTTTAGGCGCAGGTGAATCGATAGAAGGCGTAGGGCAAGCCAAGAAAGACTTTGAGTCGGGTAACTATGGCTCTGCTGCGCTACAGTACGCACTATCTAGCCTTGGGTTGTTGCCTGGTGCTATTGGGGCAACTGCTTTCCACGGTACGCCAAACAAGGTTGTAGACAAGTTTAATCTTGATAAAGTTGGTACAGGAAGTGGCGCACAAGTCTATGGGCATGGCATATATTTT